AAACCTGTTTTACTACAGGCCTATCGACACGGACCTGTTGAAGCAGATGTACCCTAAATTAAAAGACTTCAAAGGATCTTCAATAGATATCCCTGAATATGTGAACGCATACACAGCAGATAAGACAAATAAGTCAGTAGTTATAGACTGGTATTATAAGAAGAATGGCAAGGTGCATCTATGCAAGTATGTAGGAGAACATACACTGTATTGCTCTGAAGAAGATCCTGAAGCTAAAGATGTAGGAATATACGAGCATGGAATGTACCCGTTCGTATTCGATAAGCTCTACAAGATAAACAACAGCCCTTGCGGGTTCGGGCAGATTGACGTAATGAGGAACCCTCAGGACTGGATAGACATATTGAACCAGCAGGTCATGGTAAATGCAAAACATTGCTCAAGGCCTAGATACTTCGTTAAGACTAACGGCTCTATAAATATAGACGAGTTCGCAGATACGTCTAAGGATCTCGTATCAGTGTCTGGCAACGATTTAGGAATGGACTCTATACGCAAGATAGATGTTCCAGTTATGCCTTCGTATGTTATTGAGGCATTAGACAGGAAAGTAGACGAGCTTAAGGAAACTTCTGGAAATAGGGACTGGTCACAAGGTGGAACGGCCTCTGGTGTAACGGCAGCTTCGGCCATCGCAGCACTCCAAGAAGCTGGATCCAAACTGTCAAGGGACATGATAGGAGACTCTTACACGTCATTCGAGATTGTGGTAGAAATGGTTATCGAGCTTATAAGGCAGTTCTATGACGATGAAAGAACCTTTAGAATAACTGGCAAGAACGGCGGTGAAGACTTTATAACATATGACAACAGAAGCCTTAAGCTTCAGCCTGAAACAATACATGGTGCTACATTCTACCGTAAGCCAGTATTCGATCTTGATATAGTCGCATCTAAGTCTTCAGTATTCACACGTGTTGCCAATAACGAGTTTGCAAAAGAGCTTTTCGCTATGGGTTTATTTAATCCCAGTATAGCAGATCAGGCACTTGTAGTAATGGATATGATGCAGTTCGAGGGTAAAGAAGTCATAATGGGCAAGGTAGCTAAAAATGCTATGCTGCCTAAACTAATACAGGACGTTATGGCTCTTGCTATGGCAGTCGAACAGCTTACTGGCAGGACAGACATACTGCCTGAGCTTGTCAATAGGTACGGATTATCTGATGACATAGGAGCAATAACACCAAACCAGGATTATAAGTCCTACAATCCAGTATCAGATAACGTTAATAACAGATATGAAGGAGGGATAGTAAACAAGGCTAAACAAAATTCAGCCAATGCCTCTGCTGTAAAATAATGGTAAGGATAGAATACACGACAGACATGGACAGATATACCGTTACGTTGGAAGGCCACGCAGGAACGTCAGACAATGGCGAACCACATTACCTCTGTTCGGCAGTCTCTGCATTATTCTATGCGTTAGGCGAGAAACTGATGATGTTGGACGATGAAGGCTATCTTGATTACATAAAGTGCGAAGACGAGGGCGATGTCCAAGAAATAACGGCATCGTCCAAGCTTTATACTGAAACGTTATACCATATATTCGATACTATTATGTGCGGGTTCTGTATGCTATCTGAACAGTACCCAGCCAACATAGAAGTGGTCGGATAAACTAGGGTGAAATATCATACATATAATGTATAATATAATTGACACTTCGGAAAGACGATGAATAATAGGAGGAACTTATGTACAAAATGAACTTACATCTTTTCGGTGAATCCGAGAAGAAAGGCGAACCAGCTCCAGTCGCCGAGGAGCAGAAGGCGGGAAAGGTTGTCTATGGGAAAGTAGACAAACCAGAAGAGGAACCTGTTGCCGAGGTTAAAGAAAAGCCTACACTCAAAGAACTTATCGAAGGAGAATACAAGGACGAGTTTACAAACTTTTTCCAAGAGAAATTCAATGAGAGGCACAAGGACCATAAGGTGCTTGAGTCTAAGGTAGGGGAATACGAAAAGATCGTGCAGAGGGTTGCAGAGAAGTACGGCATATCCGAGATTAATGCAGAGAAGGTCCTCAATGCTATAGATGAGGACGAGACCTACTACGAGAAAGAAGCTTTGGAAAAGGGCATGACTATCGAACAGCTGAAAGACTTCAAACGGATTGAGAGGGAAAGAAACGAACTCAAAAGAGAGAAGGAAGAAAGAGACAGGCAGAATAAGGCAGCCCAGATACAGTCAAAGTGGAGGAAGGAAGAAGAAGAAGTAAAAAGGCTTTATCCTAATTTCAATATGGCTGAAGAAGTAAAAGACCAGAGATTTGTAGGGCTTATCACAAACAATATAGACTTGAAGACAGCTTACGAAGTGGTGCACAGGGAACAGATCCTTGACGGCACGATAGAAAAAGTAAGCAAAGCAGTAAGGCAGGATATAAAAGCTAGAGGCTCTAGGCCTTTAGAAGAAGGTGCCAGTAGTTCTCCATCAATAACCATAAAGGACGATCCTAAATTATGGACACCTGAGGACTTTGAAGATGTAAGAAGACGAGTCCAAAAGGGAGAAAAAATTAAACTTTAAGGAGTATCATGATGGATAAGTGGAAACTGAATCTGGCCTTGTTCACAGAACAAGCAGAACCAAACAAAACAACAGACAGTGGAATGTCTGCTGAAATGAAGACATATTATGAGATGGAGCTTCTGCATAATGCTGAGCCCAAACTCTTATATGACAGCTTCGCAAAGAAAAAACCAATTCCAAAAGGAAGAGGAAAGACAATAGAGTTCAGGAGATGGAGCACACTGCCAAAGGCGTTGTCACCACTCACTGAAGGAGTAACACCTACTGGAAGCAACTCCAGTGTGTCTTACATTGTAGCCACAATAGCACAATATGGCGATTATGTAAGAGAGACAGACCTTCTTGACTTGACTGCCATTGATGATGTAATTCTTCAAGACACTCAGATGTTAGGAAGACAAGCTGGAAAAACACTAGATACGGTAACGAGAGAAGTAGTATGTGGTGGTTCTAACGTATCATATGCCGACAAAAATACAGCTGGAACCTTGTCTGAGATTACATCAAGAGCTGACCTGTCTTCAGACTGTGTGCTTAAGAGATCAGACGTAGTAAAAGCAGTAGCTAAACTTAAGGCTATGGACGCACCGACAATCGGAAACGAATATGTTGCAATCATACACCCTTATGTATCAGCTGACTTGCAGCTATCCTCAGAGGCTGGCGGCTGGATAGACGTAAACAAGTATACCGATCCTCAAAAAATCTATAATGGGGAAATCGGAAAACTTGCAGGAGTACGTTTCGTAGAGTCAACAGAAGCTAAGATTGTGGCACCTGCTGAGTTTATGGACGGGATTAACCGTCTTACAGTAAAGACAAACACTACATCAAATGCTACTGTGCCTGTAAACGAGGCTATCACAGAAGAACAGGCTAATTCTCTGATTGCAGATGTGCATTTATATGTTGGTGGCGAGGAAAAGATTGTAGCATCTGTAGCTCATGGAACCGCAGGTAATGCAACAATAACATTCACAGAAGCACAGACAGTAACTGCTGGAGATATGATTTGCGGAATGGACGCAGGAAAAGACGGAAGTGCGATATTCCTCAATATGATAATCGGTGATGAAGCATATGCTACAACTGAACTTGAAGGAGGCGGGTTACAGCACTTCGTCAAACAGCTTGGAGCAGGAGAAGACCCATTGAACCAGAGATCATCTATAGGCTGGAAAGCTACCAAAGTAGCTAAGATACTTAATGATGCCTATATGGTAAGACTAGAGAGTGGAAGCTCATACTCAGCAGAAGCTGAAAGCAACTAAACAATCGGAGGGAGGAAGCCCCTCCCTCCTAATTTTTTAAGGAGGAACTAATGGCTAAGAAAGTAAGTACGGAGACAGAAATAGTGAACATCTCTCCAGCATATGCAGATATGTTTGACGAGAAATTCGTTGCAGTAAACAACAAGAGATACCTAGTAAAAGTCGGGGAAGATGTTGAAGTCCCCAAACCAGTAGCTGAAGTAGTAAAGAGAATGATACGTCAGCAGGAGAAGACCAGAAGAATGATAAGCGGTCTCGAGAAAAAGTACAATGAAGGAGTATCTAAGATATGAACATAACCAAGGCTATTTCACAATTAGACAGCCTGATGCCAAATGTTTTCAATGAGTCCTTAAAAAGACAATGGCTCAGTGAAGTAGATGCTGTTATAGTGATGTTAAGAAAACATTATATGCTGTCTGACGAAGAACAAGCCGTGGTTGACGAGTGGGCTGAGTATACTGACACTACTCCTGGTGAGACAGAGTTACTTGTCGGTATACCGTTCACGGACATATATCTCAATTATATGGCTGCAAAGATTAATTATCTCCAGTCAGACATAAACAGATACAATAATGCTATGGCCCTGTACCAGAAAACATATGAGTCATATGCAAATGAATTTAATAGGCTTCATACTCCAGCGAAGACAAGCATTGTTGCTTTCCCAGCTAATGGAGACGAAGCTACAGAATGGGTGATACCGTAATGAAACTAGTGCCGTATAAGACGAGCCGACAGCTGATAAGCAAATTCGGTGGGTATAATGCTTTGCATAGTGCAGCATATAATGAATACTCGTCCACTAAAAACCTTACTTCGGACGAGTTCCCTTATCTTAGGACAAGAGATCGCAGAGGCTTTATTAAGAGCTATGGTTCTATAACTGCCTTCGGTGCACTTGACGGATTATACTGTGTTGACGGCACAGGGTTTTATTATAAAGATGTATATAAAGGAGCAGTTACAGCAGGTGAAAAAGTAGTAGTAAACTCTGGTGCAGAAGTCTTGATATTCCCAGACAATGTATCATATAACACTGCCAACGGAGGGTATAACTCTCTAGATATGACATTCACACAGTCTGCATCTGCTACTATAAGTGTAAGCAAATCAGACGGTACGGTATATTCAGGCTATACTGTATCGTCTTCCCCTCCGTCAGAACCATCAGGTGGGGATATGTGGATAGATACATCAGGAAGCTTTGATGTAATGAAGATATTTTCAGAGGAAACTAATCTCTGGACTTCGATACCTTCGACATATATTAAGATTTCTACAGACGGAATAGATGATGATATAAGCCAATATGACGGAATTACAATAAGTGGGTGCATAAACAATGATATTAATGGGGACTATATAGTACAGTATGTTGGTATAAACTATATTATATTATATGGTCTTATAAGGACTGAAATAACACAAGCAGAAGGACTCACTATAAAAAGGACTATACCTTCAATGGATTATGCCACTGTTTACAACAATAGGGTATGGGGCTGCTCAAGCGAGAACCACGAGGTATACGCATCTAAGCTAGGAGATCCTACAAACTGGAACGCATATGAAGGAATATCAACTGACAGTTATGCCGTAACAATAGCATCTTCAGGTTCTTTCACTGGTGCAATAACTTATGGTGGGTATGTGATGTTCTTCAAAGAGAATTGTATACATAGAATATTTGGTAACAAGCCTTCTAACTTTGAAGTTAACGAAATCCAATACTCTGGTGTAAAAAGCGGCTGCTCTAAATCACTTGCAGTTGTGAATGGGGCACTTTACTATCTGTCAGTTAATGGTGTAATGGAATACACTGGAGGATATCCAGAAGTAATATCGCAGAAGCTAGGCAATACAGACATGTACTCAGACGCAACAGGTTGCGGTTTTGGGGACAAATACTACCTGTCAATGAAAGATACCTCTGGCACATACAAACTCTTCGTTTTCGACACTAGGAAGCGATTGTGGCACATTGAGGACAATACTAGAATGAAATTTGCTACATACTACAATGATGATATGTTTTTTATAGACGCAAGTGACGAT